ACCCATTTGAGCCTGTTTTCCGGAATCGGAGGGCTGGACCTGGCGGCGGAAATGGCCGGGTTCAAGACCGTGGGCCAATGCGAATGGGCGGATTACCCCACAAAGGTGCTGGAAAAGCACTGGCCGGAGGTTCCCCGCTGGCGGGACATCAGGACGCTGACAAAGGAGAGTTTTTATGAGCGGACAGGTATACGGACAGTTGACGTTATTTCCGGGGGATTCCCCTGCCAGCCCTTTTCTGTTGCCGGAAAGCGAAGAGGCAAGGAGGATGACCGTTACCTCTGGCCTGAAATGCTCCGCGTTGTTTCGGAGCTCCGGCCTGCTTGGGTCGTTGGCGAGAATGTTTCCGGACTGGTTCGAATTGTACTTGACGAAATACTTGAGAATCTCGAACAGGCGGGTTACGCCGCGAGGGCATACACTTTCAAGGCTAGTGAAGTCGGGGCGCTCTTTGCAGGGGAAAGGATCGCTGTTGTGGCCGCGTCCAACGACAGGAGCGCCGTTATGCGGAGGAACGGGGAATTTCCGGCAGATGGAGGCGCTGCGGGATGCAGGAATAATCACAGAGGAGGAGCGCCGAAATTTGACGCAGGGGAATGGTGGACGCTCGAATCCCGCCCTTATGGAGTGGCTGATGGGATTCCCCATAGGGTGGACAGACTTAAATGCTTAGGCAACGCCGTAGTGCCCCAGCAGTTCTACCCTATCTTTCAGGCAATCTACAACATCATGACGACGCCCCGGAGCTGATCACCCGGCGGGATTGGAAAGGAAGCGTGAAAAATGAAACCTATCTATAAACCGAAAGGCCGTGCCGGAGAGTACGGCGACTATGCCATCAATATCTATAGAGGAAACATAATTAATTAAAGGAGAGTTCAAAATGACTAGACAGGAAGCGATTAATCATCTAAAGAATGATTGGTTCCGTTCACTAGGCGGTCAACTGTGTGTGGACGGTGACAAGATTGACAACTTTTTAGAAGCAGTCGGCATGGGAATCAAGGAGCTCTCTATCCCCGAGTCATCCAACCAAGCACAGATAGAAAAGGAGAAGAACGAGCCGCTTTCAGAAGAACGGTTCGAGGAAATCTGTGAAGCAGTACATAATGGCTGGTGGGAAGAGAAGAAACGTCAGGGAGTAACCGATCATCCTGATATGATTCCATATTCGGAGTTATCCGAGGAAGTAAAAGAATACGATAGGGTAACAACAAGACGAGTTTTGGATGCGCTTGGACTTGCCTACCGCCGCAAGCCAAAGGAGGCGGAATAAATGCTCTGGAAAGATTTTGCTGAGAAAGAAAGTTGCGACGGATGCCCTTTACTTGAAAATGAAATCTGCCCGGGAGGCTGGAAATGTTATGGCAATGAACCAATAGAACCTCCGTGTTGCAGTTTCGCCGACGACACCGATCTTGACATATGGGTGGAAAGGTTCTTAATCCAACAACAGAAGTGGGAGGAACGCGAAGACAGAAAAATACGGGAAGAACGGAAAAAGAAAGAACGTGCAGAAAAAGCCGTAGAGACCAGACGGGAAATGCGCTGGTATTGTCGGGGAGAGATTAGAGAGTTAAAACAGGCGGAAAAAGCCTTGCAAGCTCAAAAGGCCGTGGAGCGTTTGGCTTCCGACTTTGCCGAGGCAATCAATTTCACAAATGAAATGTTTCGTTATAAAGAAAGAAAACAAGTCAAACCGGAAATATCTGCCGAGGTTAAGCGCCTTGAGGAAGAAGTAGCATTGGCAAAAGAAAAGTACAACGCTAAGCGTACGGAGTTTTATGCTAAGCGCAAGGCCGAATCAAAGGAGATAGACCGTGATTGAAAATACAAAATGGCCCAGCTGTGAGCGTTGTATTCAGGATGGATGTTTAGAATGGGAAGATGGAATGCCACACGAATTTAGAGTGCATGAAGATGCTATTTACTACTTTGATCGGCATTACGGATGGGAAGGTGAAACAATCAGCTTTTGTCCATTTTGTGGCCGTCCTCTCACAGATGAGGCTTGGACAGAGTTGAAAAAGAGATTGGAGGGTCACTATGCGACGAGTGACTGGATCAGCGTCAAGGACAGGCTTCCAGAGGAAAGCGGGGATTATTTGGCGCTTCAAAATTCCGTAAATCAATATGTGTTGCATTTTTCATCAAGGCATCAGGCATTTAACTGCTATGATTTTGACGAAATTGCAAAGTACAAAATCACTGATATCACCCATTGGATGGAACTTCCAGAACCGCCGAAGGAGTTCGCTCCATGAGCCCCTGCAGCTGCTGCCCTATGCGGGACAGGTGCGACCACAGGAGCGCTCCGGAAGAGGTCAGGCGGGAGGTGTGCAGCTGGTTTGAGCTGGCGGAGAGGTATGGGATCAAGTGCTGCGGCTCCTGCGATTGGTACCAATGCGACATAGACAAGCCTATCTGCCAGAATTATTTGACTACCAAGGAGCCGGATGGATTTTGCGACGAATGGGAGGAAAGAACTTGACGAAAGAGCTTTTAGAGCAGTATCCGGATATCTGCGCGGAGATTAAGGAACTGGAGCAACGGATGCGTGAGCCGGTGACAGATACGGTTTCCGGTTCCAGTGAGGACTACCCTTATACCCAGCACGCGGTTTCTATCAAGGGAATCCCTCCTGATATGGCCCAACAGCGAGAGATCCTTTTGAGGCAAAAACTTGAGATTGAATCCTTTATAGCGCTATTACCTGAAAGCAGGCAACGGAGGATTGCCAAAGCAGTTATTGAACACGGAAAACTTCCTCCCTGGCCTAAAATTGCAAGGAAACTTGGATATCCTCCCAGCGCAGCAGAAAGCTTGAGAAAAACCTATGACAGAATCTTTACTGACTGCAAATAATTTTGTCCGCCGTGTCCGCCATGTCCGCCGTGTCCGTCTATAATAATAATAGAGCCAGTATAGATTACAGGCTTACGGAAGATACATATGGCGTCTTGCTTCGGCAGGACGCTTTTCTCATGCTCACAGGATTTCCCCGTCGGATAAAAGGAAGGCCAGATCGTGCAGTACGTCGAAAGGCAGGGGGCATTTCTCACCTTCCTCGTGAAGGATTCCGGCACTGTTTTTCCAGATTATCTTGGCGATCCGGGAAAATCCTTTTCGGACGGCAAGACGGGTGGTTTCTTCTTGAGCAGCCACCAGATCGCAGAGATTCTTGGGAAATTTCCCGGCGTCCAGGATGATCTGCATGGCGCGCACAAGATATCGGATATCCGTGTGATAGCCTCCTTGTACGAGCGGTTTGAGAGTTTTAATCATTTTGTTCATAAGAAAAAACCTCCAATACAATAGTTGTCAAATTTAGCGTAAAATCGACAATTGCTATTGTATCCCTGGAATATTCTGGAGAAACAAATTGTGATATATTGTGACTTATAGTGACAAAGGAAGTGACGCGATGCTTTGCCCTTATCCTACTGCATGTGAATATGACGCGTTCCGACGCACCGGCGAGCATACGTGCGGCCGTGTGAAATGCCCTTACCGGATCCATACAAGGCGTATTCTTGCCGGCCAGATTAAGCAGCTGGCGGCGCTGGAAAGCCGTACCGAGAGGCAGGAGGCTTATCTGGACAGGCTCAAAGCGCAGTATGCCGAGCTGCTGGAGAGCGGGTGAGGAAACCGGTGGCAGGAAAGCAGAATGAAAAAGCGGTAGAAGCCGAGCAGCTTTACCGTGATGGCGAAAAGCTGGCCGACATTGCCCGTAAGCTGGAAATACCCGCTGGCACCGTGCGTCGCTGGAAAAGTACCTATAAGTGGGATGGAGAGGGAAGTGAGCGGGAGGCGAACGTTCGGAAAGAGAAAGCGAACGCTCGGAAAGCAAAACGAGCGGCAGAGAAAAAAATGATCGCTTCTGTTGAGGCCAACGAGGAGTTGACCGAGAAACAGAAGCTTTTTTGTCTTTACTATGTGAAGAGCTTCAACGCCACACAGTCTTACCTAAAGGCATATGGCTGCGCCTATTCCACGGCCTTGACGGAAGGTCCCGCAACCCTGACAAATCCTCGGATTCGGGTAGAAATCCAGCGGTTAAAGGAAATCAAGCGACAGTCTCTCTTTGCCGATGTGGACGATCTGGTGGAAAAGCAGATGCGGATCTGTCTGATTACATAGAGTGGGGCCGGGAAGAGGTCCCGGTGATGGCGGCGTTCGGCCCGGTGCAGGTTACAGACCCGGAGACCGGGGAGAAAGTGCCGCTGATGAAAGAAGTAAACGCCGTTCGATTCAAGGAGTCCTCACAGGTGGACGGCTCGGTTTTGGAGGAGGTCAAGGTGGGCCGGGACGGGGCCAGCGTGAAGCTGGCTAACAGGGATAAGGCTCTGCAATGGCTTTCCACCTACTTTATGGCGAACCCAATGGACCAGCACAAGGTGGAATACGACCAGAAACGCTTGGAGCTGGAAGAAAAGGTCAGGTTTGGAGAGGCTGGTCCAGAGCTGGCCGACGATCCTTTGAGCCGGTCTATAAAAGAGGTGATAGACGATGGCCTTCTCGAAAAAGCAGCTGGAGATATTGCTGTTCCCGAAGACTAAATATACCGCCCTGGTGTGCGACGGTGCGATCCGCTCTGGGAAGACCAGCGTCATGTCCCTCTCCTTTCTGCTTTGGGCCATGTCGAACTTTGACCAGCAGAACTTTGCGATCTGCGGCAAAAGCGTGCAAAGCGCGGTCCGCAACGTGATCCAGCCGCTCATGGGGGTGACATACTTCCCCAAAAACGGGTTTCGGCTGAATTACTCCATTTCCACGCACTGTCTCACGGTAACAAGGGGCAGCCGGACAAATCGTTTCTTTGTATTCGGCGGAAAGGACGAAAGCTCCTATATGCTGATCCAAGGCGTGACGCTGGCCGGGGTGCTGCTGGATGAGGTGGCCTTGATGCCCCGGTCCTTTGTGGAGCA